AAGGGAGTCATCCAATCAGTATATTGCCTACCAAAGCGCAACCGATCAACAGATCCAAACAGTTGCTGCATCCGCTAGCAGTACTACAGCAACTTTTGGGACACCTTTTCAAACTCCAATCAACAAGCATTGTTTTGTCGAAACAATGGTCCAAAAGGACATACTTTCCTATATAATCAACACAACTAAGGTATAAATGTTGTGTTGATGTTTCATAAGTGAAACTAACATGCGTAAGTGTCACGCGCACCAGCAACAATTCTGTTGCTAAATAGTTTAACCGTCATTGCGGACATCACCAGTGACAAATCACGTCACACATAGTTTAAACGTCATTTCGGACTAGAGACACAACTCACCCATACCCCAACGTCAACCAGCGTGGGCCCGCCGTGTCTCTATCACACAATATGTCCAATACACTACAATCCATATCATCTCCAATTTTCCAATTCAATACTGCTTCTTCAAAGTAATACTGAAGTGTGTCATCCCAACCATACCTATCACTCAACACATCACAATTCTGTGAAGTTCGAGCTTTATAATTCATTTTCCATGAATCGTGGGATGTTTTAACAGGCCGAACACCACTTGTGAGAGTCAACACCCTTCTTATTACACAAGCTATTGGAGGTATGTGGGCACAAGGTCCAACCAATCCCAGTGCCACACCGCGAAGCATACCGTCTATTGGCACATTTTTAGGCCGATTTACAAAAAATCCAAATTTTGCCAATACTTTACCAGGTTTGGGTCCCAACACCAAACCATCGGTAGTATTATAAACAATATTTGAACAAAATTCAACCTTTTGCCAACAAGGACGATACAACGCAATGGCATCAAATCCAAATTCGGCCATCGCAGTTTTAAAATCAATAGTGTCACCATCATGGGTCATTAAATTATCGTCACCTTGAACGACCATACTAATATGTTTTTTGGCTTCAACAACACTCAAGCCTCTAACACTGCAAAATATAAACATATGCAACAAACCGTTTAGTAACGAATTACCAACGGATGTATAAGGATCACCACTTTTACGCATACCTCTACGTTTATACTTTATACCATGATTAGTAACACCATTTGTATTTATATTGGCCAAAACCAGCAACAAAACAGCTCGTGGTGCTCCATAACGTTTGAACAAATTATACTCAACTTTTAACAGTTGCGAACAAACAGAAGCATCCCAAGCTGACACATCATCTTCGACAATGCGTCTTCCGGGTTTATCAACAACTTTCATCACATCACAGGAATCAACACCACTTGTAAAACAAATATGGTTATTCTTACTCCACTTTCGTTTAATATATTTTTGAAAAGCCATTATCCATGGCCCAACCAAACATATAAACTCAGGTGTTGCACCCTGAATAAGACGCGGTGCTTTTTGTTTCACACCAATTTTTGTCCGATAAACATTATTTTCAACCTTAACAAAAGCCTTTCGTTTCACATATTTAAAAATAACATCAGGAGCTAGTTCACTATTGACAGTAATACCTAACTCCCTCAATTTAATAAACGTCTCACCCAAGATTTTTTTAACACTTGGGGACGCATTACTATTAATCAAATATTCTTCATCTGAAACAGGCTCAATTTTAACACGATTGCCTATCAATAAATCACTGTTGCCGGTTGTCCAACGATCAAACTGCAATAATTTCGCTGGTACGGGTTGAGGAGTTTCCTTTGTGATTCGGGCTTTAACGGCACTCAATTCATTTACATAATTGGGTGCATGAACAACTGGTCTAAACCCTGTTGACAAACCACAAAACTCCTGCTGTAGTAAACATCTATCATGGTGTATAGGAACAGTAGGTTCAACAACACTTGAGTTGGGCCTCAATGCTGCATCACCACCACGATAATTAGATGTATAATAACATATTGCCATGGGATTAAACCATGGAAGCCAATTGTTCAACAAATGATAAGCAATTGACACGGGAACAGCTAAGAACCCTAAATACACATGTTTGACTATATTAAACCAATGAGCTCCATGACAACACTCATAAATTCCAATAAACAAACCAACTGGTACATTAAAATTGACACCTATGACCAATAGTGGCAAATTTTTCAAACATTCCTCAAACAACGTATGTTCGATAATTGTATCAAACCACACATCATTTCTATGTCTAAGAATAATCATCAAG